GCGCGAGCTTGTGCGCCGCTTCCAGCCCATCGGGCGGTGTCGGTGCGGCGTCTGGCCCGCCAACCGCATTGGCCTGCGCGAGCTTGAGAATTGCGTCGGCGGCAGCGGCCTTGGCCTGCGCGCCCTTGAGTTGCGCCGACGATGCTTTCTCCGCCGTCATTGCATTCATCAGCTCGGCCTGCGGATCAGGCTTCTGGCTTTCCTGCTCTGCGGCCTGCGCGACGGCGGCCTTCTCTTCGTCGGTCGGCTCAACTGCACCCAACTGAAGGAGCTGCTTCCTCGCGAAGTCGCGAAGGTCGCCCATGCCCTCGCCATCGACATTCATCGTCGCGGTCAGGAGGAACACGTTGGCGAGATCGACATTCTCCGCCTTCACCGCAACATCGGCCATGCTCATGCACGACTTGACCGTCTTATCCCTGCGCGTGGCGGTCGCCTCGGTTACATCGACAACGACCTTGTAATGGCCTCGCGTGAAATCGTTTTGATAACCCGGCTTGCCCTGGCGGCTGACATATTGCTGAACCAGCGTGGCCGTGCCGTCGTTGCCGTCCTCGCTCATCGTCTCGACTTCGCGGCCCGGCTCGAAATACACGTCGGCGCACATCGAGAGGTAAATCTCGCCGTCGCGCTGAACCGACTGGCGCATGTTGTCGAGATAGATGCCGGAACGCGCGTCCACCCGCACGGCAGCAACCTCCAAAGCATCGGCGGACGTATTGGCCTTGACCTCATCGGCCCCGTCCTGCTGACCGTCGGTCAGGTCGGTGCGGGCGATTTGGAGCACGGCAGCGGTGTTGGCATCGACTTGCGGAGCTTCGACCTTGCCGATTGGGCCGGCAGAGACGATTGCGCCCGTCGCCGGATCGACCAAGGGCTCCACTACTGCATAGGCATGACGATCCACAACCTGCCGAGCCCACTGCTCCGCGATATGCGGCGGCATCTGCGACGATCCAAAGATCGGTATCTCGCGCGGGCTCTGAGCTGAAGTCTCCCCGAGCTTGGACACGGCCATGTTGTAAAGCCGCTGCACGTCCATTCGGCGCTGGGTATAGCCCTGGAACCGCTCCACCCCATCGACGAACGAGCGCTCGCCATAAACCGGCACAACCGGGATCTGGTCGCCCGCAATCAGCCCCTTGTCGGCAATGACCTCTTCGCCAGAGAGCAGATACTTGTGGATGCGCTTGCGCTTGAGCTTGCGGGTCTCGACTTTCCACCCGGTTTTCTTCATCGTCGCGAGTTCGTCGTCGTCGATCTCGCTGTCCCAATAGCGCTCCTCGGCCCCGCTCAGCTTGTGGGTGAGGATATACAGCTTCTCCTCAACGTCTTCGGCTTCGTAATACTCGGCGACCTTGACCACATCGGGCGTGAACCAGTCATAGGGCGGGTCAATCCGCTCGGTCGGCCAATCGGCAATCGCGTCGGGATGCTGCTCCTCGAACAGCGCGCGGGCGTGAGCGGTGATGACGAACGCATACGGAGCGTCCGACTTGTCGTATTTCTCGGACGGGCCGAAGAACACCCGCTGATCGGCGTCGGTGATGATCGATCCGGGGTTGATCCGCTGCTCGTCCGAATCCTTGTCATAGGGATCGGCCCATTCGTTCGTCAGGCGGAAGGCCCCGAACCCTCCATCCACCGCTTCGCCGAACGCATTGTCGAACGCCTGCTGTGACTTGTAGCACTTCGCATCGGCGCGATAGATGCCGTTCAGGTTCTCCGCGCTGTCATCGTCGCCCTTGCCATTGGCCGGGCGGAAGTCAGGAACGATGCGGTTCTCGTTATAGTCGCGCTTGATCTTGTCGATGCCGTCCTTGACCAGCGGGATTTCCAGCTTGATCTCGTCGGGGAAGCACTCGCCGAAATCGCCTTCCCACATGGCACCGGGGATATTGACGAAGCGGCGGGCGATGAGGCTGAGGCTGCGCTGCTCCAGTTGCGGAAGCACAGCGATGTCGAAGTTGCGCATGGCGCGTTCGAACACGGCCTCAAGCGCCTTTGCGGACGTGTTCTGATCTTCGAGAGCCGCGTCGGGCTCGTCGTTCGCGGCTTCGGCCATGCGCGAAGGATTACCCTTGGCTGGCCTGTCGCGGCGATTGAACTCTTATCGGAAAGCCAGCTCGCTTTCGATCTTCCCACTCACGGCCTCCAGCTCATCGGCAAGCCGCGACACGAGCCATCCGGCAAGCGGAACCTCGGACCAGAAGGCAATGCGCTCGATCAGCTTTTCGCCATCCTTCGCGTACTGTTCGGCGCGCTCACGATGCCACCATGCGTTCTTGCGGGGAGCGACGTTCAATTGCGCGTCGAACCACTCCGCGCGCTGCTCCTCACTTGTCCAGCCCGTCTGCAATTGAGCTGATGCCGCATTCTGCATTGCCTTGGCTTGCTGTATACACGACATCACGTTCCCCGCAGCGCTCGCCTGAATGTTGGCAGTCGGCATTATGACTTCGAGGTCTCTAGCGAAACTGTTTGCCACGGCGACACTCCTACCTCCTCAAAGCCAGTGACGGGATGCTGACCGGCCCGTCAAATCGCGGCTGCGGCTGATGCCCAAGCATAACCTCCGTCAGCGCCCACACCGCCGCGTCAACCCGGTTCGGCGATCCTTCCCCGACAAATCCATTAGAAGTCATCAGCACCATCTCATCTTCAAGCTCGGACAATGATCCGACGATGCTGACCCGCCCTTGCTCGAACAGCGCCGCCACCGGCTCGGCACGCGCCGCCTTGCCGCGGCTCGCCACGACCTCCTTGTAGGGAACGCTCCCGTCCGCCGTCTTGATTACCGCCTGCACCATCGCGCCGCCGAAATTGCGCTCGGCCACGATCCGGTCGGCCTGGTGGCGGTGATACGCTGTAACTGCGCGGCGAGCCCACGCATCGGGCGATAGCTTGCACGTATCATCGCACAGCAGATAGCCGCGCCCGTCAATCCCACGTCCCGCCGCAACAATGCCCACAGGATCGCCCTCATCGTCCGCGCCGCCGGTCCCCGAAGGATCGACGCCAATCACCACGCGCGCCATTTCCGGGGCTTCCGCAACCCGCGTTCGGTCCAGCATCTCTCGCGTCCACAGTGCGCCCGGAACATCGTCCACGATCTCGCCGTCGAGCTCCTGCCGGCCCAGCCGCGTTCCCGCATACTTGCTCATGATGTCCTCGATGAACTCGGGCGCGAGGTTGTCGGCATTGTCCAGAGTTCGTCCGCGCGTCGTCGCCGTCCCCTTCTTCGCCATGATGTCCTTGATGATCGGGATCGGGCGCGGCGTCGTCGTCACCAGCACGCGCGGATTGCCCCGCCGCATCGTGAATTGCAGCATGTCCCATGTCTCGCGTGCCTTGGAGTACTTCGCCAGCTCATCGACCCATGCGGTGTCGAACTCAGGCCCGCGAAGCTGATCCGGCTCGGTTCCATTGTAGCCATACGCCACAGCTCCGGTCGGCCAGCGCACCCGCACCGGCTTGTAGCGAATGTCCGGCGCTTCCTTTTCCGGCGTCACCTTCAGCAGGCGCGGGATCATGACCTCTTCCAGGTCCTTCTGCGTCTCGGCAACAAGAGCGATCATCTTCGCGCCATCCCTGACCCGTTGGCGAACCCAGTTCGCGCCGATCTCCGTCTTTCCGAAGCCGCGCCCGGCCAGCACGAGCCACGTCCGCCAATCGCCTTCCGGGGCAAGCTGTCCGGGCCGCGCCCAGAACTCCCAATTGTAGCGAAGCTGCGCAACCTGCTCAGTGCTGAGTTTCGCCAGCCACTCCCGCCGCTCTTGCTCGCTCAGCGAGGCTAGAAATTGCGCTGGCGACTGCATCAGCATCTTCCCGCACCTTTTGTTCGATCTCGATTGCCGCCCCGTCCTTGCCTGTGTGCTCGGTTCGCGACACGTCCCGCCATGCTTCCTTGCGCCGGTTCTTCAGCCAGAAGATCGCCGCCGTCACATCGGGCGCGACCTTGGCACGATATGGAGCATAGACGGGATTATCGGCGCCGCTCGGCATGAAGATTTTGACCTCTTCCTGCTCGTAGCCAATGGCCCGCTGATACAGGCTGCGCTCAACCCTATCGTCGGCAATGTCCTTGCCCCCCTTTAGGGCCTGACAAAATGCAGGGATATCATGCTTCCACCGATAGATGGTCCGCACGTCAGCCTCGAAGAAATCGGCGATCTCCTGATCTGTCGCGCCAAGCTCGGCGAGCTTTTGAACCTGCGCGGCAAACTCGGGTTTGTATTTCGATGGGCGGCCCATTCACCACCCCCGCTTCGGCAGCACGGTCGCGACCACGTTGCCCTTGAGCTTCAATCGGGCTCCATTGCCCATCTTGACGGTATCGCAGCCGATCTGCGCGGCGGCATCAACGATAGGAGCGGCGGTCAGCATCTCGGCTCGCGCGGCTTCCACGTCGATATGCCACACCCGCTCGATGTAGCGCAGGAGGCTATGGTCTGTGATCGTGCACACGGGGCTAATCCCTACCATCGCCAGTGCCGGAACGCGGTTGAACTCTTATCCCCTCCGTCGGGTTGATGACCCACAGTTGGGCCGCGTGAACCGTCCAGCCCATCAGCGTCATCTTGCGCCAGATCGCCCGCTCCGAGCGGTTCATGATCGGGCCGATCTGCGCAGGCTTCTTGCCGTTGAGAAGATGACGACGCAGCCTCAACAGGTCCGCAGTCGTCCACGGCTTCTGGCCCTTGAGCACCCGGTCATGGCGGCGCGATGCTCGGTTCAACTCCACCACCAGGCGGCGGGTTTCCGCGTCGGTCAGCGGACGAACGCGACTGAGAGCTTCCAACCGCTCCAATGCCGTTTCCCCTCCCATCTCCATATTCCCCCACCCCTTTTGAGTTAGACCGCAAACCTTTGTTTTTGCTCCATTTCTCGGCTGTAAACGTCGAGAAAATCAGGCGGTCCAGTGCCGCGACGAGCACCCGCGAGGCGCTTCGGCATCCACTCGACGATGTTGCTGATCGCTCGCGCTTTCGCATCGACGAGCCCGGCAACGATCTCTCCGTCGTTATGGGTTTTTCGCCACTTTCCGATGAGGTTGCGCGCTTGTCGCTCGTTGTGCCCTTGGCTTGTCAGGAGCGCGACGCCCATGTCGAACATCTGCTTCACAGGATCAGGCGGCTCGGCGCCCGTAGATTTATCTACGGAATATCTGGCTTCTGGCTTCTGGGGCTTGGGCTCTGCCTTATCCTCACCCTTAAGCGAGCCGGAATTTTCGCTTTGTTTTCTGAGGTTTGGATTGCCGCCCTTCTTGCCGTTTTCAGACGCATTTCGACGCTTTTTCGCGTCCGCAATCAATCGCCGTGAGTAAATCCACCCGCGCCGGTCGCGGCTGCAAACGCCGTTTTCCTCAAGCTCGGCCATCAATGTTTCGACTTCATCGACCGCACCGCCGGTCATGCGTGCAATACCCTTCACATCGAGCCCGCGTCCGTTGACCGCCACGTAGCCATCGTGCTCCGCTGCGATGCACAGCATCCGCATCCACAAACCTTGCGCGGCAAAGCTGCACAGCTTCAGCGCCGGGTCTGACGCGTAGTCGCTCCAGAAGAACTTGCTCCACGCCAGACCGCTCATCCGCGCACCGCCTGGAATGCGCCGTAAAAGCGCCCGTGCGTCGTTCCGGTGCAGCCCCTGCGCCGCTTGGCGACGATGAACTCGATCTTTCCGCGAGCCTCGTCCATTGCCGCGTCCCATTTGGGACGATTTGCGGGCTCACTTGGTTCGGCTTGCCGCAGATAATACTCCGGCCTGTAGAGGAACATGATCGCGTCGGCGTCCTGTTCGATCTGGCCGGACTCGCGAAGGTCGGCCATGATCGGGCGCTTGTCCCCCCGTGCCTCGACCGAGCGCGAAAGCTGCGCCAGCGCCATGACGCAAACGCCATGCTCTTTCGCAATGGATTTCAGGCCCATGCTGACCTGCGTAATTTCGTGCGTCCGGTTTTCCGTGCTGCGGTCGGGGCGAACGAGCTGGAGATAATCGACGATGACCAGCTCCAGCTTCTTTCCCTTGGCAGCCATCCGGCGGGCATGGCGGCGCACAATCGAGTTCAGCTTGGAAATGGAACACGATGCCAGATCGACGATGCCGAGCGGAATGTCGGCCAAGCGGTCATAGGCTCTCGCAATCTGCCGCCCCTGTTCCGGCGTCACCCGGCCATCGGTGATTGCCGAGTAGGGAACCTGGCATGACGTGTCGAAGCACAGGTCGGCGGCGATGCGCTCGCCCAATTCCTCGGCGCTCATTTCGAGACTGACGAACAGCGTCCCATGTCCCGCCGACGCGGCTCCCAGGGCGTAGGACGAAGCAACAGCCGACTTGCCCATGCTCGGCCTTCCGGCGACGATGACGAGCTGTTTCGGAAGCAATGCGCCAAGCCCTTCATCGATCGGTCGGATGCCGGATGAAATGCCGCTCTCGCGCTTGCCGAAGCCGTCGAGCACGCGCTTGACCGCGTCGGCGGCGGTGATTTGAATTGCCGCGTCGCTCTGCTCGGTCACACCGGCAATCGCTTGCTCGACCGAACTCACCAGTTCAGCCGGTGAAACATCGGCCTTGCGCCCGTCGATGATGGTCTCGGTCAGGCTGGCAATGAGCTTGCGTTTTTCCGCGAGCGCGCGCGTGTCGCTGGCAAAGTCGCGGGCGCCAATGACGGCAACGCCATTTCCCATGATGGTGACAAGGTAGGACGCGCCGCCGACTTCCTTCATTCCGGGGTCGTCGTCGAACAGCGGTTTTAGAGTAACCGGATTGGCGATCTTGCCTTCGTTGTGGAGCTTGCAGATCGCGGCGAAGATGCGCCCGTGCAGCGGCTCGAAAAAATGCTCTGGCCCGATCTTGTCGGCAACCGGATCGATGAGCGCGCGTTCGTGAAGCAATGCCCCGAGAAGCGCGGCTTCCTGTTCCACATTGGCGATTGGCGAGGGCTCGACGGCCGCAAGCGCGCTCATTGACGGCTCCATTGTTCATACAGGCGCTCGAACTCGCGATGGGCTTTCTCGCGCGCCTTGACGTGCGCCGGGTCGTGGAGAAGCTCCGGGTCGTGCATTTCCGCGCGCAGACAGGCACGGTGCAGTGCCCATGCGATTTCGACTTCATCGCCAAGCGGACGAGTGAACGGGAGGATTTGCGCGCTCACAGCCCCATCTCCTCGATGATCCGGCTCATGTCCGCGCGCAGCTCTGGATCGCGCTCTGCCCGCTGTTCAACGGCGCGGATTGCATGGCTCACGGTGGCGTGATCGCGTCCGCCGAATAGCTGGCCGATATGCGACTGGCTGCGGTCGGTGAGTTGGCGCGCGAGGAACATCGCGACCTGGCGCGGCCGCACGCGCTCCCAAAGACGCGAACCGCTTGCTCCGTCCGGCTCACGCATGATCTTTGGGTCGAGCCGGTAGTGCTGCGCGACGACGCGCTGAATGTCGGAGACGAGAAGGCGGCTCATGCGGCGGCTCCGAACAGCGTGAGCTGGCGCTGAGCCTTGTCGATGCGTTCACACGCGATCTCGAAATACTCGGGGCTTTGCTCGATTCCGATGAAGTTGCGGCCGAGCTGGACAGCGGCGACTCCGGTTGTGCCTGAGCCCATGAACGGATCGAGAATCGTCTGTTCTGGCTTAGTGAAGTCCGCGATGATCTCGGCCATCAGGCGGCGCGGCTTTTCGGTCGGGTGGCGACCGTCGCGCTCAGGACCATTGACGCAATGCGTATAGACCCCGCGCTTGCCGCCGCCGTTCCAACTTGAATGGCCGACACCAGCCCACGCGCAAACGAAATTTTCCGCGCCCATCGCGGGACATTGGCCGTTCAACTGCGGCGTCGAGTCTGGCTTTACCCAAACACACGCCCGCTTATATTTCATCGATGATGGATTGATCGCGTCCGCCCACCGCGCAACACCTTCCGGTGTGCAGAAGGCAATGAACCAGCCGTCACATTGTGTCGCTGATTGTGCTACAAACGGCTCGCGGATCGGGTCGATACAATCGAAGTCGATCGCCATGAGTTTCGTGCCGCCGTCCTTCCGAAGATCGGCCTCATGTGACTTCGCTGCGTGTAGTCGCGCCTCGTAAGGCGGATCGCAAATGATGTGCGACACCTTGCCGAGCGTCGGCATGATGCTGAGACAGTCGCCAAGCATCAGCGTCGCCCGCCCGATATGCTCGACGCGGCTCACTGCGCCCGCTCCCCATATCGCGCGCAAATCCGGCACCACAGCGAGCACGCCGTTCCTCCGGTAATCCCCATGCTGTCGGCGATCTCGCGACGCTCCATGCCTTTCGATGCAAGCTCGGCATATTCGTCCATCATCGCGGCGATCTGGCGCTCGGTCGGCCAGGCTCCGGGGACGCGGAAGTGAAAGCTGTTCATCGCCACCCCCATTCGTTGAGGCTCTCGGTCACGTCGGCGACGGAGCGGCAGACTGCGTAGGGCCATCCCCACGCCGGGACGTATTGCTCGGCAAAGAGCTTCTGCGACGGCTGCAAGCGTCCGCCTTCCGCCTTCACTTCGATCAGCGCCACGCGCCGCGCCTTGCGGTCGAACAGGATCAGGTCCGCCATGCCGGGAAGCATCCCCGTGCGTTTCAGGGAATTGACCTTGCGGGCGCGCACGGCATCGCTGCCGGCGATGTGCGAGCCGTTGGGCACCGCCACCGCGTCGATATGCAGGATCGCGAGATAATCGACGATAGCGGCCTGGATTGCGGACTCGCGCACGCTCATGCCGCTTCCATCGATGCGAGGATTGCGCGGCCGATCAGCTCGGGGATTTGCGGGACTACGGCGTTTCCGAGCTGCTTAAGTCGGTGTGCCCTACGGGGTATCCCATGAGCCACTCGACCCAATTCGGGTTCAGCATCCCACTTTCCGAGCTGACCACCTGAGAGAGCATTAGCTGCTTCCCACGCGCCATTCGCTTCTGGACGGCACCATGCCGTAAGCACCCCCGGTCGCGCGTGTCCGACGCTTGTGGCGTCGGCCAATACTTCACCGCCGCCGGAAGTTCGTTGCGCGGATCGTTCGCTATGTTGCCGCGCTTCTCCGCATCGTTCGCCCGCGGCGTCGGCCAGAATGCCGCCGCGTCTTGTAGCCTCGCCTGCACTTTCGCTCCGTTCGGGCGCGGCTTCCCTTCCCACGATAGCTTTGCGTCCGTGAGACACGGCGTCTTGTCGTTGCTTGACGCGTTGGGGGTAGGCCACAACCCAGATGCGATCGCGTCGGTGAGAGGCGCCAAGGGCGGAAGCTGGTATGCAATGCCATTCCGCATCATACCTGACCGCGGCCAAGTCTCTGAGAACGCGGTCCAGCCCTCGACTAAGCAGAGCTGCGACGTTCTCCACGATGACATATCTGGGCTCAAGCTCGCCAATAAGACGGGCAAACTCCGACCAGAGCCCACTTCTCTCGCCATCAATGCCAGCACCTTTTCCGGCAAGGCTGATGTCCTGACACGGGAAGCCGCCGACGATGCACTCAACGGCAAGGCCATCGGCAGCAAGCAGTCCTGCGGTGAGGGTTCGCACGTCATCGTAAATCGGCACTCCTGGCCAGTGTTTCGCGAGAACTTTTTGCGCTTCCACATCCTGCTCGCAGAACGCGACGGTTTCGAATCCGCCGGTGCGTTCAAGCCCCAAGTCGAAGCCGCCAATGCCTGCGAACAGCGACAGCACCTTGAGCGGCTCTCTCGTTCCCCCCATCCCCATCATCCCCTCCCCAACCCCTTCAACGCAGCCTGTCTGTGACGACGGTATTGCTCGCGCTCGTCGCGGCGCTTGGCGCGGTATTGACGGAGACGGTGGATCATGCCGGAACCCGATTCCGCATGATCTTCAGTGCGCTAACGGCCTGCGCGGCGAGGCATTTGTCAACGGCATGGCGGAGGCGTCGTCGCCACGCGTAGCTCGGATTAAGTTGCGCGCCGCTGATCTCGACATGAAGCGCATAAGCGCCGTTGGCGATCCAGATTGCCACGCCAATTGCTTGATTACGGAGATGGTAGCGGTCGGCTGTCCATGCGTCGGGTTCTTCATCCATCGACGCTATTAGGATCTTGAAAAATGCCGTCTGTGGAGTGTCCCGAAACATCATTCCCCATCCTCCAAAGCAGCGAGTTCACGGATCAGGCGGCGGCGCTTTTCCGCGACGGGTTCGTGCGGGTCGGCGCTCGCCAGCACCTTCGGCAGCGGCGCTTGACCGGACAGCTCGAATGCGCCCAGACCAGCAGGAGCGAGGAACGCCGATGCGAACGGCGCGCCGAGGAACTTGATTAGGCTTGCCAAGTCCTCCAGCTTGAGCGGGCGAAACTCGGGATCGTCGGGCTCGCATTTGGCGGCTTCGATGCAGCGCTCAGGAACGCCGGTCGCCTCGGATAGCGCCCTGACGGTATAACGCCGACCGCGCCCGACATAGAGATGCAGGGCGTCACGGATCGTTTCGCCAATGCAACTGCGGGAGATGAGCGATCCAAAGTTCGCAGCGGAGTTCGGCGCGTTCATCTATCGGGCCGCTTGTCATGGTGTGCGACCAGACCTGTTGCGTTGTCAGCGTGGAGCCGCCGCTCGTTCGGCAAATCCCCCCTGCCCACGAGTTTACTCCGGGCGGCGGCTTTCGCCTCATCAGGCAGAGCAACCCAATCACCGTAATCGCGCTCGCTCATGCTGAGATGGCATTGAGCGTCGGCCAACAGGTAGAGGATGCCGACAAAGGCCAGCGAGGCGATCGCATAAGCAATGGTTTCCCCCGCCACGCCGGTCAGCTCTTGACGCGCGCGGGTGAACGAGAAGGGCTGGCGCAGAATGTTGGGCAACGACTGCGCCAGCCCGCCGCGCCCGGAGTAATGACACGCGGCATAATCATGCCGATGCACTCAGGCGGCGAAAGCGGAAGTTTCCCTTGCTCGTCCGCGCGCGAACGCCGCCCTTCTTCAGATACCGATAGACAGTCTCGGGGTGCTTGAGTTGCGGAACGCGCTTGACGATTTCAGGGGCACTCAGACCCGCAAGGTAAAGCTCGCACGTGCGGCGCGTGATTTCCGCGTCGTCAGGACGCGTCAGCCATTCACCTGCCCCACGAGGCTTGACACCTTGCCGCTCCAAAGCGCCACGGATTTGCCAATATCCAAGCCCCGTCTTTTCCTGAATGATTTTGGGGCGCACGCCCTCGGTGTAGAGTTTCACCGCCCGCAATTCGGCATCCGCGAGTTCGTGCGGCTTCTTGGTATGCTCGGGACGAAGCCCGAGGCTTTCGACGCCAAGCTTTCGCAGCAACTGGCGGACGCGCTCGCGCGTAAGTCCGTAAGTGTCGCCGATTTGTTGGAGAGTCTCGCCAGCGAGATACCGCTCGCGCATGGTTGCCGCGCGTTCCGCGTCGGCGATCCCGGTTTTGGTTTTCCTCGGCCATTTAACCGTTCCGCCAGCCGCTCGAATATAGATTCCCACGGTCTGCTTGGAGCGACCTGCTTCCCGCGCGATATCGGTAACGGTCATGCCGGATTCGTGCTGCGCCCGGTAAAGCCGCGCCAATTCCATCTTCGATTTGGAAAGCTCGCCCGGTTCGCGCTTGCCGTTCGCGCGCCCTTTGTGCCCAACGTGGCGCGTGCGCGGAAAAGCAATGACCTCGGGAAGCGGCGGAAGCTCGCCGTGCAATTCGCAATGGTCGATCAGCGCGAGCAATTCTTTCGACGCGCCAAACCATTCGCCATGCGCGTGATGCTTCGCGAACATTCCGTGAAGCGCCCGCTCATCCTTGTGCGAGCCGGGGACGGAGCAGATCAACTCCAGCCGGACGGGCGACCAGACGGTGATGGTTTCAAGCCGCAGTTCGGGAAGCTTGGAACAGCCGATCTTAATTGGGCCGATCTGCCCAACCGGGCGGAGGAAATAGACGCGCTTCATGCCGCGTCGCGCTCTGCGTCGAGCGCCTTGGCAATCGCCAGCACGTCTGGGTTTGGGCCGAACTCCGCGACGGTCAGCGCGTGACCGCGTGTCGCCGCTTTCTCAATGATAAGCGCCCATTTCTCAGGCGGGATGCTGCCGCGATTACGCCATTGGCGGACGGTCACGCCTTTTTCGCCAATCTCCTCGGCGAGCGCCTCGGCGTTGCCGTCCCATGCAGCGTATATTGTGCTAAAATCGGCCATGAGCGGGTATAATACGGCTGGTATTGAAAACGTCAATACCCCGCGTAGCGCGAAAGCACGTAATCGGCAGCGCATGACGATTAAGAGCGAGCGCCTACGCGAGGCCAGGATTGCGGCCGGATACCGCCATGCCTCGGACGCAATCGAGACGTTCGGCTGGAAAGCCGCCGCTTATCGCCACCACGAAAACGGCACGCGCGAGTTTGATATCGAGGCGGCAAAGCGATACGGTCGGGCCTTCAAAGTAAACCCTGGTTGGCTGCTCGCGCTTGACTCCGTGAGGCCAGCAGTAGCCTCGGCAGCCGAGACGGAGATCGACGTAGTGGGGAAGGTCGCCGCCGGCCTGTGGCGTGAACAGGCCCAGTTCAGTGATGCCGAGCGTTTCAAGATAAAGGTTGGGCCGAGCCCCATCGGCGGGGCCGAGCGATTCGCCGTGTTGGCGGAAGGCCGCTCAATGGACCTAGTTATTCCGGACGGCTCGATCCTCGAATGCGTCCGAGTCGCGGCGAGCGTCCCCCCGCGCGAAGGCGATCTGGTGATTGTCGAGAGGCGAGCTCACGACCTTACCGAGATGACGTGCAAGCGCTTGATAATGAAGGACGGCGAATGGGCGCTGCACGCTGAAAGCACGTTGCCGGAGTTCAGCGATGACATTCCCATCGGCGTGCCGAGCGAGGACTACCATTTGAATGATGAGACGATCCGCGTCATCGGCATCGTTGTTCGGTCCTACCAAAGCCACTTCCGCCGCTAAGGAAAATTTCCGACGCATGTTCAACCGCTTGCGGCGGAATGCGCCGGTTCGTGCATTTTCCTGATACGTGACGTATTGACTTAGGCGATACCTAGCGTATTAATGCTCCCAACAACCGGAAACGGAGTTGGGAAATGGCAACGACGGCAATCAAGATTGAGAAGGGCATCGAGCCCCCGCGAGGCCCTGCGCCGCATCCGATTCCGGCCGCGAAAAAGGAACGTGGCAATTACCCGTTCGCCGACATGGATGTCGGGGACAGCTTTCTCGTTCCGGATATCAAAAGCAGCGCCGAAATCTCCTCTGCGGTCAGCTACCGCAGAAACCGCTACGGCGAGCGCCATATGTGCCGCCGGGTCGATGGCGACTATCGCGTCTCGGTGCCGGCATGACCCGCGACAACATCTATTACCTCCGCTCCGCCGATTACAGCGCGCTACAGGCTGCGCTCGATAATCCGCCAGAGCCGAACGAGAAGCTGCGGACGCTGCTGCGGTCGGACAACCTGCGTCCACCTGTCCACCCCATCCCCGACGAGCACCTGAACGCGATCTTCGGCGTGAACCTCCACCAATCGCTTGAGGACCAGGCGCGCATTGCCGAGATCGTTGCCGAATTGGACGCGGCGGATGCGAGGCTGCGGCGGTTGCAGCGGGCGGTGCTGTGGTTCTGCTATTTCGCTGCCGTCTTTGCCGGATGCCTGTTCGCCTTTCAGCTGGGCAGGGGGGCGTTCTGATGGGCAGCGTTGCCGACATGCTGCGCGAGGCGCGCGGTCTTGTCGCTCAAGGTTGGGCTCAGGGCAAATTCCGCAAATACTTGCCGGAAGGCACTTGCTACTGTGCGGACGGAGCTATCGACGAAGCCGCCGATCGTGCCGATTTCGATGCGCTGTATGGCGATGCGATAATCGTGTTCACTCGCGCAATCGGCGTCAAGGAGCACGCCCACATTTGGGCCTGGAATGACGCCATAGATCGCACCCAAGCCGAAGTCCTCGCAGCATTCGACAAGGCCATTGAGTTGGCGGAGGCGTCCAAGTGACCGCCCCGACCTTCTTCGAGCAGGCTCTAGCCGACTACCGCAAGGGCCTCGAATGGCGCCAGCATTACGATGAGTATCTCGACTCTCTCGGTCCTCGTGCGGGCATCTGTGCCGAGGATGCAGCGGCTGAATATGCCGACGAGATGATGGCGCTCGTCGAAATCGAACACCTTGGACCGGGAAGGATTGCGCTGTGAGCGACTGGGCTGTTGGCGATCTTGCGCTGTGCATCGAGTCTGGGACGCAAACCCGAGAAGGCGTCATTTATACTGTTGTCGGAGTCGTGCCCGCCGGGGTGGATTGCCCGTGCGGCTGTCACCGTAACTACGGTCCTGACGACAACTTGTTCTTGGCCGGCATTCATTATGAGTCCTGTTGCCAGTCTTCCGGCGCCGACCGCTTCCGCAAAATCCGTCCTGACGAACGCGATGCTTGCGAGCCTGAATTCGTGACCCTGCTTCAACGCATCAAGCGGAAGGAAGTCGCATGAACGTGCTTAGCATGAAGCAGTATGACACGCGCACCCTCGCCAACGTGCTGCTCGATCTGAGCGAGGCACGGCGCGAAAACGAGGCTGCGGACAACGCCTTCAGGCTCGCCGCTTCCGGGTCGCCAGAAGAGGACGATGCCGCCGACCGCATGAACGCAGCCGATGACCGGATCGACGCTCTGCGCGCCGAGTTCGCAAGCATGTTCCGCGCACAGACCGGCGTCGAATGGAGCCAGGTCGAGCGCGCAATCGAGAAGGCTGATCTTTGAAACACCCAAGGGAGCGGCGGTCTGGATCGCCGAGTGATGCACGATGAATGCTGAGAGTAAGCTGGCAACGAGGCTGCCGACTGTCGAGCAAGTGCTTGACGAGAAGGACCGCGAGAACGCGATTATCAACGTGATCGCGCGGGCGGCTTCCGATCCCAATACCGATGTGGACAAGCTGGAACGGCTTTTGGCGATGCAGGAGCGAGTCCTGGAGCGCGAAGCCGAACAGCGCTTCAGCGTCGCCATGCGCGAAGCTCAGGAAGCAATGGGACCGGTGCTCAAGAACAAGAGCAACAAGGAAACTCATTCGACCTATGCGAACCTTGAACAGGTCAGCAAGCTCATAGACCCGATCATTCACAAGCACGGCTTTTCAATGTCGTTCGGGACGGACGATTGCCCTTATCCGAACCACTATCGCGTGACTTGCGATGTATCACATACGGGCGGCTTTTCGAAGCATTACCAAGCCGACGTGCCAATCGACAACACGGGTCCGAAGGGCGCTCAGAACAAGACGATGACGCACGGCTTCGGGTCGGCTCTGAGCTATGGCCGCCGCTATTTGAAGCTGCTGATCTTTGACATCGCGACGACCGACGATGACGGCAACGCAGCCGGTCGCGGAGAGACGATCAACGATGCCCAGGTCGCGATCCTCAACGGGCTCGCCGACGAAGTAAACGCCGACAAGATCGCTTTCTGCAAATACCTCAAGGTCAATGACCTGACCCAGCTTTCGGCGTCCAAATACAACGAGGCGATGGGCCTGCTTCGGCAGAAGAATCCGCAAGCCGCCGAACGCTTCCTGACGGGAGGCAAGTGATGATCCAGTTCATCGAATGCGAACAGGGCACCGATACTTGGTACGCAGCGCGTTTGGGTATCCCCACCGCTTCCTGTTTCGCCACAGTAATGGCGAAGGGGAAGGACGGCGGCGCGAGCAAGACCCGCGCCGAATACATGCGCAAGCTGGCCGGCGAAATCCTGACGCAGCGTCCGATGGAATCCTATTCCAACGGTCACATGGAACGCGGGAAGGAATGGGAGCCGGACGCACGCAACATGTATGCGTTCATGCGCGATTGCGAGCCTCAGTTGGTCGGCTTCATTCGCAACGGCCAGAAGGGGTGCAGCCCCGATAGCCTGCTTGGCAATGACGGCGGCTTGGAGATCAAGTCCGCAGCGGCGCATATTCAGGTTGAGCGCCTGCTGGCGAACAAGCTTCCCGCCGAGCATCGCGCACAGGTTCAGGGCAACATCTGGGTTGCCGAGCGCGAATGGTGGGATTTTACTTCCTACTGTCCCGGCCTGCCGCTGCTGATCGTCCGCGAATATCGCGACGACGAATACATCGCCAAGTGCGAGGCGGCGGTCGATCAATTCAACGACGAGCTGGCCGAAATGGTCGAGCGAGTCCGCAGGCTTGGCGGCGAAGGCCCGTCGCTTGGCGATACCCTCAACGCATCATTGGAGGCGGCGGCGTGACCCTGCCTCACTACACGGATCGCTGCTACGAAAGCTGCCGCCAGCGTCGGCGCTACCACACCGATCCGGCCTATCGTCTCGACCGGATCAACCGCGCCCGCAAGCGGCTCGGGTTGAAGCCCTACCGCTCGCTTGGCTCGGCGCGAATCCGCCTGACTTTCGAGCGATGCCCGCTCGACGTTGCGGCGCTTCGGCGTCCCCGGCTTGGCTTGCCGATCCCGCTACAGGGGACGATGGCACGACGCAGGCGCGACCGGCTCACGCTGTTGCGGGGGCGCATATGATGCGCCGCACAGCCCTCCGCGCCAAGTCGCATTACAAGCCCGTCGAGCTTCGTCGGTTCCACGATTGGATTGCCGATCATGGATGCCTTGTCTGCGGCTTTGAAGCGATCGTGCATCACGTTCGGGGCTATGGGGACAAGCCAGGAAGCATCTCGAAAGACGATTGGCTGGTGACGCCGTTGTGCCCTCGCCACCATGACATTCAGCACGGGCCGCGAGAGAGCGTTCACGCGCTTGGGCACCAGGGCTTCTTCCAGACCTATGGGATCGACCTGCTGGCAGAGGCAATGAGCTTTGCCGAGCAATGGCAGCGGAGGGATGCCGCATGAACGCGCTGATGCCGCTTGAAGAGAGATACGAGCGGGCGTTGGCTGCGCTCGGTGACAAGCTCTCAGATGCCGCGCAGGCCCGTGGTGACGCGGAACGCCTGGAAGCGCGGCTCAAGCAGCGCAAGGCGATCCTGACGCTCAAGCACCGCAAGGAAGCGGGCTCGGCAGCGATGGCCGAGACAATGGCGCTGGCGGATCGCGAATACGAGCTGGCGCTGGCCGAATATGAAACCGCGCGGATCAAGTATCTGCTCGCCGACGCGGAAGCGGAGAAGGCGAAGCTGAGTTTTGAGGCGTGGCGAACCGCGTCATCGAACCGACGCGCCGAAATGAATCTCCGCTGATGGAGCAACGAAGCGAAACAGGAGGCCGCATGAGAACGCTAGATCAGGTAGAGCGCGAGATTGATGAAGCGGAGGACGAAGCTGAGCGCCTCACCGAGCGGTTGACCGCACTACGGCGCGAGCGGGACGAACTCAAGATCGCCGCCGTCGCCGACAATCCGCTGCTCGGCAAGCAGGTCAAGCGCACGCGTTTGGTCGGATATAGACCGAAGCGCGCCGTCACCAATCGCGGGACGGTTGCGGCTTATGATCCAGCTAAGCATCGCAACCTGCGTGGCGTTGGCAGAACTTACGGCATTAAGGCAGGCGACCTGATCGTGGTCCATCCGGGCGGTCAAACCGGGTGGAAGTTCTATGAATATGATTGGAACGCCAAAGCACTCCGGTCGGATTGGGAGTTGGCCGCATGACCCGTTCATCCGCAAAGCTGCGCGTGGTCGATGACACAGAGCGCACGTTCGGCAGTTATCGGTTCATCCGGTTGACGAGGAATCCGGGGCTTGTTCCGCCGGTGAGGTTTGAGGCTACTGTGAAGCGCGAGGGGGATTTGATCCTATGATGGGCGATTGCCTTCGGCACCGCGCCACTCGTGAACCGAGCCATGCTTCGCTGTCTCGGCCCTTCGGGCGAGTGTCGGCTATCGCGGGAGAACGGAAATGACGCAGAAGCAAATCTTGCGCAAGCTGGAGGCCATCAAGGCCAGGCAAGCGAAGGTTCGAGATGAAATTCGCGACCTCGCAGATGAACTGGAGGCGCACCTTCAGAATGCCGATGAGGCAATCGACGATCTGGAACGCGCAGCCGACGCGGTTTCGAGGCTCGTATGATCGAAGTCGAAACCATCCAGGCACACTATCGCCGGCAAGCTAGCCCAGAGGTTTGGGCCGAGGTGGACGCCTTGCGTGAACGCGTCGCTGAACTGGAAGCGAGGCTAGCCGCCTTGCAAGCGCTTGCGCCGTCTCTCGCGTCAGCGATCGAGAGCCCGACCGCAGAAGGTGGGGACGCCCCGGACATTCATCCATGACCCTCACATGGCCGGAGGGACGATGAGATCGGCGCGCGTCTCGTCTGCTGAGATCACGCAGGCTCGCGATGCGGCCGAGAAGGCCGGATTGCGATTGGCTGCGCTTGAAAAGCGGCCTGACGGGACGATCAAGCTGGAGTTCGGTGATCCCGCTGCCGTGAATGACGATTGGCGGGATGGATCGCCGCTATATGGTAGCGCGCAATGAGTAACGGCCTACCACATCTGCGGAAGAAAACCGCCAAGGGTCGAACCTATTACTACTTCGACGCCGGCAAGGATGATCGCGGCCAGCGCGTTCTTACCAAGCTGCCGGACCCCAAAGACCCGCGCTTTGGTGACTGCTACGCTCGCGCGAAAGCTGAGCGCAATAAGCATAAGGACAATCGGGGCGTCCTCACGTTCGACGGCTTGATCCGCTCTTACGAGAAGTCGCCGGAGTTCCGCGGCCTCGCCGCATCGAGCCAATACAATTACCTGCTCTACC